GTAAGGTTGTTAAACGCACATCACAGTTTAGATGTCGTATAGTTTTTCAATTGCAGGAATTTTGACGACTTGGTAGATTTCGCGGATTGAATCGAAAGCTCTCTCAATACCATTAATGTCGTCATAATCAAGCTTGAATTGCATTGAAAACCATACAGCAGCATCTTCACGATAACGTGCTAACTCACTCGCATTCATTGCATCCAAGTGGTAAACTCTTTCAAACTCGCCATATTCCAATCTAGGTGTCTGTCCTTTGCGAGGTGAATAGTTTGCCACTCGGAGCAACATGCGACCGTAAGCTTCAAAAATGGGAAGTCCAGTTGCCCAAGCCAAGACACACATTCCGTTTGACCAGCACAATTCACGCACCTTCTCCATCTTTTCGTTGGGACCAATTTTAGTGGTCCAACTAGTAAGCTGGAAAAGTCGCGCTGGTATGCGGACCATTCGGTAGTGGTATCCTTTTTGTGGGGAAAACATATGGATGAATCGAGATGAAAGGAATTCTAGTGATTCAAGGGGTCCGTAGGTAAGAGTCTTGCAAATTTGACCAAGACCGAAGGTTTGAGGATCCTTCGATTTGGTGAAAAACATGCTAGTGACAAGATCAAACTCTTTCTGTCTTCGGACGGGGATGCATTGGATAGAATCATCACCCTTGAATTTGCCTAGAAGGCGCATCTTCATATACACCGATATGAATTTCCAATATGAGATATTTAAAACTGTGTTGGCCCATGTAGTCCAACCGTCTCCAGAGGCTCGCGTTCCTTCGGTAATGTAGCAAATGGCACCTCGAATGATGTTGACCTTCAGGATGTTTGAGGCATCAAAGGCCTCATTAACATCTTCGGGGTTTCCATCCTTCCAGATAACACTACCACACGCCAAGAAGCGTTTGAGTTCTTCGGCAAAAGCCTCGAGAATTGGACGGTGTTGGGTCATATCAAAGCCACTGCCATCAGCAGCTACCCAGATTGAGTCTTCACCAACATAGTTTTCTATTTCTCCCATATCAAATCCTATTTCATCCCAATTTTTGGACCCGCAATACCAAGGCGGGTAGCCATCGTCACCTAATCCTTCACTGAGTTTCTCCATCTGATTTACAAAAGCATTTGCACATAATTTCTTCAACATATCCGGGCTGCAGATCATTCGCTCTTTGGGTTCTGGGTCAGGCGAGCCGGGAATATATTCTTTATAGGTAAATTGCTTTTCAATCTTAGGGAAACCCTCATATGTCCATTTTCGAATACCAGATCGGTAGTCGAACTCCATCTTCAGTGCATGATCGCGATATTCTTGGTCATATTTGCTCAACCACACAGCATAATCCACAATCACCGGATTAATGTGCGACAAAGCAATCAGACAGTCGAATATTTCTGTTAAAATCGGGCGCCATATCTTGAGAACTTTGAGGTCAGGGAGGACGCGATTTGAGCAGGCTCGGAAGCTTGAGGATATTTGGGTCAGTTTACAGCTGTGTTTGATGACGGGTCTGCGCTCAATGTTTCCGACGATGATAGGTGATATTTGGACACCATAAACATCGCGTTTACAATCGCATTGGATGTAGTCACGAACAGCTTGTCCACTGGGACATTTCATGAGGTTTTTCAGTTCAGGATCACGGACTTTAAATTTGGATTGTTCATTGACAATCGCAG